TGGCGACCGGTGCGAAAACCGCCACGGCGGCAGGTACGGCATCCGGCATCGGCATCGCCGCCGCGGTCAGCCAGGAACATTCCGCAGCGGTTAGCGGCGCCGGCACCGCAGCGGGCGCCGGCACGGCGACGGCGACCGGTGCGCAGACCGCGACCGCGATCGGGACCGCAGCCGGTATTGGAACCGCCGAAGCCGTTACCGGTAGCGCCACCCTGGTGTCCGTTGTCGGCGTTGCCAGCGGCACCAGCTTGGCGTGGGCGGGCAGCACCGCGGAAATTGATGCGCCGACGCTTGGCCAGATTGTCGTGCTTGCGGCCGACGATCGGCGCATTGAACTGGCGGCGGTGAGCCAGACCATCATCGTGGCGGCCGACTTGAGAGTGATCACGCTGCCGGCAGAAAGCCGGGTGATCGTCGCGCTAGTCGATGACCGCGAAGTGAACCTGGTCGGTGACCAGATGTTGTTGGCGGCCTAGCGATGGCAGCGAGATGGACCACGCCGAAAGACCCCAACGAGGTGCTGGACTATTCGGTTGATTGGTCCGGGCCGCTGGCGGGCGACACGATCGTAACATCAACTTGGATGGTGCCGGCGGGGCTGACCAGCGGCGCGGATAACATGACCGATAGCAGTACGACCATCTGGCTGTCGGGCGGCACCGAAAACGCAAGTTATGAATTGCTCAACCGCATCACCACGGCGGGCGGTCGCACGCGCGACCAAACCTGCCTGCTGAAAATCAAAACGAAATAGGAAACGCGATCATGCGTTATCAACAGCGGGCAGCGCCAGCCGATGGCGCGGCTAACGAATTCATATTGTCCGATGCCAGCCAGGATCGCATGGGCGATGTGATCGTTCAAAGCGGCTGGGATTTGTCAGACTTTCAGAACAACCCCATTGCGCTGTTTAATCATGACCGAAACCAGATCGTCGGCACATGGCGCGACGTGGCCGTGCGCAAAGGCAGGCTGACCGGATTTTTAGAACTTGCCGCCGAAGGCACGAGTGCGCTGGTCGATACCATCCGCAAATTGATCGAGCAGAATATTCTGCGCGCGGTGTCGGTGGGCTTCCAACCGAAGAAAACAGAACCGTTGAACGAAGACGCCGACAAGTTCCGCGGCCCGTTTCGGTTCACTAAAGCACAACTGCTCGAGGTTTCGCTGGTGAGCATCCCAGCGAATGCAAATGCCTTGGCTATCACCAAGGAGTTACCGCGCGACCTGATGGCGGTGATCTTTGCCAAGCACGGCAACCAAGACACCGCATCCGCAGGCGCACGTCATGGCAAGCACGCCGAAACGAGGCCCAAAAGCACGGGCAATTCAATGAACACAATCTCACAGCGCATTCAGACAGCGCAAACGAACTACAACGCACTCCGCGACAGCCTGAAAGAACTTTCCAGCAGGGATGATCTGAGCCAGGACGAAACCCAGCGGTATGAGGAATTACCGGGGGAAATCGACATCGCCAGAAAAGAACTGGAAAAGCACCAGCGCGCCGAAAAGGCGTTGGCCGGTGGCGACGGCGACAGCCGGTCGCATGATGGCGACATCATTGTTCCGGAACGCAAGGAACAGCGGCACGAACCGCCGTTCCGAACGCATGACGAACCGCGGGCCAGTGACGCCGACGTGCGCCGCCTGTTCGCCATGCCGAAGAAGAAGGTTGACCCCGGCGATTATGTGCTGCGCGCCTTGGCGTGCTGGACAAAATCCCACGTCACCAAAGACCCGCTGGAACAGGTGGCGCGTGATCTGTACCGCGGCGACGAGGTGACCAACGTGGTGCTCCGCGCCGCGGTGAACCCGGCGCAAACCACGGTGGCGACATGGGCCGCCGAGTTGGTGCAGACCTCGAACGTCGATTTCCTCGATCGGCTGATCCCGACGTTTATCTATCCGCAGCTTGCGGCGATGGGCGTGCGGTATTCGTTCGGGCGCAACGGCATCCTGAAAATTCCGGTGCGCGCCAATACGCCGACGCTGGCCGGAAACTGGGTTGGTGAAGGCATCGCCAAGCCGGTGCGCAAGGCATCGTTCAGCACCGTGTCGTTGACGCCCACCAAGATGGCGGTCATATCGACCTTCACCGAAGAAATGGCCATGTACTCGGCACCGGCCATTGAAGGCATCATTCGCCAAGGCATGGCGGACGATACCGGCATCGCACTCGACAGCTATCTGATCGACAACATCATCGGATCGACTTCGCGGCCTGCTGGCTTGCTTTACAACGTGTCAGCGATCACGGCATCGGCGGCAACACCGGCCACCGCGGCAATGGTTGCCGATCTTAAAGCACTGGTCGGTGCCATCACGGCGGCGGGCGGCGGGCGGGCGGTTGCCATCCTGATGAACCCGGCGCAGGCGTTGGCGTTGGGCTTTGCCCAAACCACGACCGGCGACTTCCTGTTTAGTTCGCAGGCGGAAGCCGGAAGCAAGTTCGGCGTGACGTTCATTGTATCTGCCACGGTGCCCGCAGGCCGGGTGATCGCGGTCGATGCCGCCGACTTCGCCACCGCCAACGGTGACGCGCCGCAATTCGCGGTGTCCACCGAAGCGACCCTGCACGAAGAGGACACCACGCCGCTGGCGCTCGCTACCGGGCCGCAGGGCACGGCGGTGGTGGCATCACCAATGCGGTCGCTGTTCCAGACCGACGCGGTGGCCATCCGCATGTCGCTGTATGTGTCTTGGGTGATGCGGCGCAGCGGCATGGTGCAAACCATTGCTTCGGTCACCTGGTAAGCACGGGGAACGGGGACTAATGCCGGGGGCAACATCCCCCGGCACCTTTCAGAAAGGGAAGGCAAATGACAGACGAAACCAAGGAAGTAGAAGCCCTCATGGGGCCATACCGCGGTCAGCGATTGACCATGCCAGCGGCAGAAGCAGAAAACGCAATTAACGACCACTGGGCAATCGATCCCTATGCACCGCGCGATGATGACAATCTGCGAACCGGTTATGGTCCGGATGTGGGCCAGGCCGAAGGCAAGCAAGGCGAAGGCGGGCCGGGCAGCACCCGCGAGAACGTCGAACAGCAGCACACCGAAGGCCAGCCGCTGACCGACGAGGAACGTACCCACGCGCTGGAAGCGGCCAAGACCTGGGCGCAGGCGCAATGGGACGCGGCGCAAGGCACTGGGGAACCGCCGCCTGTTCTTGATAACAACCTACCGCCCGAAGGCGAAAGCGAAGCGCAGCGGCAACGGCGCGAAGCCGAAGAACGCCGCCGGCGCGAAGGCCAGGGTGGCGGCGGGCAACAGCCCCCAGGCCAGGGCGGCGGGCAACAGATGCCCGAAAACGAACAGCGGCGGGCGCGCCAGCAACGTGAGGAACGCGAACGCGCCGAAAAGCAGCGGGCCGAACAGGAACAGCAAAACCAGCGCGCCATGACGCCCGATCCCAATCAGCCGGGCGCACCGGCCGGTTACCGGACCCGCGGCCGCTGATGTTTGAACGCATCACGCAAAATCTGGCGCGGTTGATCCCGCGCCAGAAAGCCAATCCGGCCGGCGAAGGCAACTGGCATCCTGGCCCGTACACCGTCAGCGGCGGCGTGATCCCGGCAGGATCGCCGTTGAATTTCTGGCAATGCGATATTGATCCGATATCGGGGCCGTGTAGCTCGATCGTCGAAGCCTGCACCTGGGCGTATATCCGCGCGGTCGCGCAACTGCCCGGCTACCATAAAAAGGAACTCGGCAACGGCGGCACCGAAACGGTGACGACTTCGGCTTTGTCTCGCGTGCTGCGTGCGCCGAACGGCTATCAAAGCCCAAGCGATTTCCTGGTGCATCTGGTGCGGTCGCTGTTGTTGACCGGCAATAGCTACTGGATTGCGCAGCGCAACGATCGCAACGAAGTGACGGCGCTGCATTGGACCGACCCGCGATTGTGCCGGGTGCGCGAAGTGGCGGTGCAGGGGCAGGCGTTCCGCGAAGTGTTTTATGAAATTGCCGACAACCCGTTGGTGAAATTCGACGGGCTTGGCTTCCGGCTGGGCAGCATCATTATTCCGGCGCGCGATGTTTTGCACGTCAAGCTGGCCACGCCGCGGCATCCGCTGATTGGCGAAACCTGGCTGCGGGCGCTGGCGATTGAATTGGCCAACCGCGCCGCCATCAGCAACACCGCATCGACCATCTCCAGCAATCAATCGCGGCCGTCCGGCGTATTGGAAACCGACTTGGTGCTGACCAAGGCACAGGTTGAGGAACTGCGCGAACGTTGGAACGCGCAATCTGCCGGCATGAATGCAGGCGGCACGCCGATCCTGACCCAGGGGCTGAAGTTTCATGCCGTCAGCATGTCGAATGAAGACGCGCAGCTTGTTGAGCAGTTGAAATTGACTGACCGCACCGTGGCCGCCGTGTTCGGGGTGCCGCCGATGCTGGTTGGCATTGCCGAAGCCGGTTCAACGAAATCCGCTGAAGCGCAGATGGCGGAATGGTTGGCGTCCGGTCTGGGCTGGCTGATCAATCACATTGAAGTTGCGTTTGATCTGTTTTTCGGCTTGGCCGTTGTGCCGGCCGGGCGCGAATGGACTGAATACGATACCCGTATATTGCTGCGCGCCGATTTCAAAACACGCATGGAAGGTTTGGCCCGTGCGGTGCAGTCGGGAATTCTGGCACCGAACGAAGGCCGCGAACTCGAGGGTTACAAGGCGGTAGAAGCCGGCGACGAACCGCGGGTGCAACAGCAAATGGTGCCGCTCAGTTGGGAGCCGCCCGCGCCTGCGCCCGCACCCGCGCCTGCACCGGAATTGCCGGATAAGGAAGACGAAGAAGAACCCGCGAACGACAACGAAGACGCCGACGAAGCCGAAGATGAAGACGCACAGCGCGCAATCATGGCCTATCAATTGCGCGCCATCCTGGGAAAACGCGATGAAAACCCAGCAGCCTAACGCCCTGTTATTGGCGGTCGCCGATGTCATCCACGACGAACGCCTGCAACGCACCGCATCCGACCGTGAACTGAAAGCCGATATTGCGCGCGCGCGTGAACGCATCGATGAATATGGCAACGTCATTGAAACTAAATTCCAGGCGCTGGCGCATTGCATGCGCGACACGGTCACCGAAGCGGTCGGCATGCTGGATGTGAAAGACGGTAAAGACGGTGCACCGGGGCCGGCTGGACCACAAGGCGAACGCGGCGAACCGGGCCTTGGCCATTTCGGGCCAGCGGGACCGGCGGGGCCACAAGGCGAACGCGGCGAACCGGGACTGAACGGCGAGCGCGGCGAGCGCGGCGAACCTGGCGAGCGCGGCGAAACTGGAATGACGGGTGCACAAGGCGAACGCGGCGAACGCGGCGAAGCCGGATTGAACGGCGAACGTGGCGCAGCCGGTGAACGCGGCGAGCGTGGCGAGCGTGGCGAAACCGGAATGATGGGCGCACAAGGCGAGCGCGGCGAACCGGGTGCAGCGGGCGCGATCGGCGAACGTGGCGCAGCCGGTGAACGCGGCGAACGTGGCGAAGCCGGGCCGATGGGGCCGGAAAGTTATCCAGGCCAGGCGCGCGGGCTGTATCAGGAAGGCGAGCACTATCGGGCGATGGATTGCGTCTCCATGGGCGGCTGCGAGTGGCGCGCCGTCAAAGACGATCCCAGCGGCCCGCCACCCGGCGACGATTGGAGGCAGACCGCGAAGCAAGGGAAAAAAGGCGACAAAGGCGAACGCGGTGCAATCGGGCCGATGGGCATTCCGGGGCCGCAGGGTGCCAGCATCGCCGATATCGAAGTGAAGGACTGGGATTTGGTGGTGACGCTATCGAACGGCGCGTACCTGACCTGCAACCTGTTCACGCTGTTTGAACGCTATCACCGGGAAGCGGCATGACCGTCAACATAGTTATGCAGGATTTCGCCGCGCTGCCAGCGGAACTGCTGCCGCTGGTAAAGCAACATTGCCGGGTGGATCACAACAGCGACGACGCGCTGATGACTTCGATCATCGCCCGCGCCATCGCCCGGTTTGAACAGGCCAACGAAGTTACAGTGAACCCGACAGCGATCACCTGGACGCCGAAGCTGGCAGACTTCAAGAACGGCGCGGCCACGCTGCCGGTACGGCCGGCGACATTGGCGACACCGATCGCTGACTATGCCGTGGTGTTGAAATGGGACAGCATCCACGGCATTCCGATCCTGGCGCTGGAAGGCGCGGCCGCGGACGGACTGTCGGTGGAACTGTTGTGCGGTTATCCCGACGCCGACGCGATACCGCCTGCGGTGCTTGATGAAGTCCTGCGCAGCGCCGCGCATCTATACGAGCATCGGGAAATCCTGGTGCCGGGCGGCAAGGATTTTGTGTCGCCGGATTTGGCCAAGGACAAGACTTGGTGGATGCCGAAGGCATGAAGACCGTCTACATGAACCGTGATTTTTACTACACGCCGCACCGGACTGTTAGCGTGGTGTTCAAAGCGGGCACGACTTATGCGCAGGTGTTGGACAAGGCAGCGGAACAAATCGAAGCCGCGGGCGCTGGCACCGTGCAGAACGATATCAGCACCGATGCGGTGGACGCCTCGCGGGCGTGGAAAGTCTTTGGCGCGCGGATAAAGAAACATGGCCGCCGGGGCCGGTGATCTGCGCTATCGAGTCCGGTTTTCTCAACCGGATGCCGTAGGCGATTTATACGGCAACGTTTCCACCGGCTGGGTTGATCGGTTCACGGTGGCCGCCAACATCACGCCCGGTGTTGGCGGTGAAGCCAACCAAGCCGAACGCCTGGCCGGGCGCCAACCGGTGTTGATCCGGGTTCGGCGCTCGCCCGACACCGTGCTGATCCGCACCGACTGGAAGGCCACCAACCTGAACGATGGCACCGAATACAATATCCGAACGGCGATTGATCCATTCCAGGGCAGCGTCGAACACGGCAAATGGGTTGATTGCCTGGCCGAAGCTGGGGTGGCGATCTGATGCCGTTCGTTGACCCGTCACT